GTCTGCTTTCTTTACAGAAACTTTGTGGTTGTCATACTTGAACGGAGTTCCGTATAACGCTTTGATACCAGCAGCGATGATAGCTCTTGTTGGAGTTCCCATTCTGTAGTATTTTTTTCCACCAACTCTGTTACCATAGATCATGTGACCTTCAGCTCTAAGCGTGTCAATCATTGATCTTGGAGACTCTAAATCAAAGTTCTTTTGAATTGAAGTCCAAGCAACATTACCACCTTTTGATAGTAAGTTAAGTAGTTTTTGTTTTTTTGATAAAGCTTTTCTGCCTCTAGTTTCTGTAGCAACAGTTCTTTTTACTGTTTTTACTTTTACTAGTTCGTCTTTACCAAACAAGTTTTTTATTGTATTTAACATATTAATATACTCCTATATATTTTCAGTTGTTAAGTTTACTATTTTACAACCTGTGAAGGCGATTCTTAGCGAATTCATTTATCAAGGTCCTCATCTGATGCCAACCAATCTGGGCCATCTTTTAGTTCCTCTTTTAAATCTTTACTGAAAGGTCTCGTTGTTTTACCTTTATGGAATAAGTCATAATTTATTCTAGCACTTTGACCACCATCTTTATTTACTTTTAGTTCTACCATGTTTTCTGATAGTACCTGTGATGGGTGTTTCATATTAAAATCTCTGTAAATTAAACCACGCATTGTATCTACTAACATAGCCAAGTCTTTTGTAAACTCACCTCTTTCAGTTTTGATACCCATATTGTAGAAACTTTTTAATAAACTCATACTCATATCATCAACACTAGTCTCAACAAACTCTTTGGTCTGTTGTTTATGCATTTGGTCTAAAAACTTTTGATCCTCTTTCTTTGGACCAGCAGTTGACTTCTCCACAATTCTATTAGTGGGAAATGCTATTACATTATCGTAGTCTTTATTTTTTGTCAATTACTTCACCTTTAAAATTTACCAAGCCTTTATCAGCAAAGTATTCTATAAGTTGATTATAACCACCAACTAACTTATCGTCAATCTTAACTTGTGGCATTGTTCTAACTTGTTTACCAATATCTTCTATTAGTTTAACTGGATCAGAACCAAAGTCTTTCTCTAATGACTTTTCTTCATATTCAAGGCCAAGCGTCTTAACAAGGTGCTTCGCCTTGGTACAAAATTGACAGTTGTTTTTACTGTATATTGTTATTTTCATTATTACCTTCTAACTTTTCAAACGCAATTTTAGCTTTTGATTTAACATTATAAGCATCAACAGCTTCTGCGATTGTGTAATTGTACATTTTGTTATAATCACCCATTGGTAATCTTAACCCAATCCATACTCTGTAATAACCATTTTTAGTCATAGTTATATCTTTAGCAAAGATTTCATAACCTCTTACTGGTGTCTTTGTAATTAAGTTGACAATTGTACTCTCAACTTCTGACACAGTAGTCTTGTTATGTTGTTTACCAAGTTCTGTGATAAATATTTTTGATGATTTATTCATTTCACCTTTAACAATATCAGCAAGTTCTGACTTTGCAATCATCATGCCTTTCTCTATTGCTAATTGTAAATCTGGCGACACAGCCGTAGCGACACCAAAGATACATAATCTATCTTTATTTTTACCAAAAGTTGGTGTATCACATGCCTTCTTATCCGAAAAATCATTAACGTACCACTTCGGTACTGTTTCAATGATCTTTGACTTCTCTTTCTTAATCTTATATTGTGACGCACAATTTGTCAACAATAAAGATAGACCTATGATGGCCCCTATTTTCACATATTTGTTCATATTATTTAACCTCACTTTTTACATTATATACTAGTTCTTGCGCTTTGTCAAGTGCTAAAGCTATATGATCTAAAAACTCAGCCCCTGTCATACCTGTCACAACAACTATAACTAATGAGATTATGATTATGTTTTTAATCATTATCTAACCTCCCATTCACCATTTAATTTTAAACATACTTTTCCTGGTGTATAGAATGCATGTTTGTCCCGACTATATCTTCGGCAGTATTCTGGTTGTGCCATATCAGTATAGTAAAACTCTGCGAATAGTTCCCAATAAGTTGGTCCATCTGCTCGTTTTCTACCATCTGCACACTCCAAAATTTCTTCTTTGATTAGTTGATTATCACTCTCTTTGATAATTACTTTAACATAACAATACTGATTAGCCACATTCTTTGGTTCTACGGTTGTTATTTTATTCCAATATACTTTATCACCATCTTTTTCAACTTGTTCAATTTTATCTAATACTTTTATAACTTTATCTTTTGTTGTAACTTCACTAGCACCTGCATACTTAAAAAATAGTATTAAAACGATTGTATAAAACATTAATTTATTCATAGCAACTATATTCATTATTGACCTTTCCATTCTACCCATCTGCCATCAGGCATTTGACAAGTTATACCAAAAATTGTATTTCTATTGACACCACCAATACCTACAAGTGGCCATCTGTTAGATATATCTACAGTCGCACTATAATCTTTACACTTGATTGGTCCTTTATGGTATGATCTTGTTGTATGTATGATACCACTATTACCCGTCTTTTGATTAAACCAATTTGTATAACTACTCGTACTTGTTCCGTGGTTTAAATGATCTACAAATGTAGCATTGTGTACATCATAATCTGAATTGTACATAATCTCTGCGCCAGTAAATGCGCCAGTTACTGCACAAGCCGCAATCGCATATGGATCATTGATTCCCATAGACACACAAGCGCCAGTGGTGGTTGTCGCACCTAATGTAGCACCAACGTTTGATCTAGTCGCTGTACAGTTAGTTACTAATAAACTAATTACTAATAGCAGAATTATTCTCATTCACTCCCAACTTTTTTAATGTGTCAACTAATTCGTAAAGCTCATCTTCGTAAGCTTGACTATGTTTCCATTCTAACGTTTCTTCTAAATTCTTTTTTTGTATTAGAAGATTTTGTATTTGTATATCTTTATTTGTCATATGGTTGTGTATCGTTAGCAATTAATTTACAAGTCGCCTGAATATCATCAATCAACTCTTGTATTTGTTGATCTCTTTCAGGCGTCTTAATATTATTATATTTAAGATTGTAGAGTCTATCGCTTGTCTTTTTGACACCATCAATCTTTAAACAGAAATCACTAATCTTGTGTATCATTTTTCTTTATCAATGATTTAATTTTTAACCAAGTATTTGCTAATTGTTCTTTACCATCAGCCCAACTTTTCTTTTGGTACTCAACTGTTTTAGTTTTCTCGTTTTGTAACCAAGTCGTAACTGTATCATTCGCTGTCACATTTGTACTAAAGAGTACCAATGCAATTATCATTATATATTTGTTCATACTTTTTTTCCCATTGTTTTAAAGTCCTTCGCATCAACAATCATGTAAGGACCTTTGTTGTACGGAACACTAATTGTTTTGCCTTCTGGTATAGTGCTCGTATATTGTTTCTTGTAAGTAGTACCAGAAATTCTATCACTTGTTGGTGGTGATGGTCTACACTTATAGTCTGGCATTGGTGTGCCATGTCTTTGTTGTAGAATTTCACCACTATCAACATCAATCATAATACCTAGTGATCTAATGTACTGATTGTGTTTCTTGTTTAGATTTTCTAACTTCTTTTTTTTCACCATTTTCATAAATAAAAAACTCTAGTTCTTCTTGTTGTTTTTTCTCAGCGTAAGTCATACCGAAAACTCTCATATATGTTGCGTCTCTCGGATTAGGAGCGGACCAATCATCAATCAAGTTTTGTAGTTGTACTTCGTTGATAGATAAATTACTAAAGTTTTTAGGGACTTTAATCATATCTTCTTTTAAAGCGGAAAGGTAAGCGATTCTATGTGTATAAGTTTCTTTCTTCTTACTTTGATCTTTTTTAGTAACGTCTTTAAACTCGTTAAATAGTTGTTCTTTAGTGTACATATATGTCATATTTGTCCTTTTGTTAGTTATTAAGTCTTAATTGTATCAGGTATTGATTTAAATGTCAACCCCTTAAAAATCGTTGATTTTACTAGGTTTTGTGCCGCTGAGCGACCCGTATATTGGTATTTCGTACACGATTCGATACTACATACCCCCCTAAAATGCGCCATTATAGACCCAAAGCCTTTGTTATTTGTTCTTCACTTGTGGGCAAGGGTTTACCACTTCTTAACCAGTCAACCATTTGTTCCATGTAAAATGCTTCATCTTCTTTGCCTTCGTCATTTAATAACTTTGCTGCTGTCTTAAAGAATTTGAAGACTTGCATGTCTCCATTTCTATCTAATTTCTTCTCTATTTTAGCTGGTCTTTGATTACTCATTTATAAACCTATCATTTAGTCCTGTTGAAATTTCACCCAACTCGTCATTTCTACAAGCATATATTAATATCTTTCTTTTTTCTTCTTTTAGTTTCTTAAACATCTTTACAGCTTCTTTGTAAGTATCAAAGTAGTGTCTTTTCCAATTAGACCTACCCATGTATTCATTAACTTTGTAATACTCTATCTTTTGTAATACAAACTCTTCCCTCTTATTTCTTAATGTCGTTGGTCCAAATGGCATTACTGTGTCGCTGCTCCCCATAAGATTGCTAGTAACATACCTGGTACTACAATTGACATAGGCCAAAATTCTAAAAAGTCTTTCCAAGTAAAGTCTTGTTCTTTCTTTTGGTTCTTTAAATCTTTTTTAATTTCTCTCATTAGATTATAAATTGGTTCACCTTTTTGAAAGTTAGGAAACCCCATATCGTTTAACATACCAACTTGATTGTAAACTTCTGATAGTGTTTTTTTGTTTACTGTTATGGTTACTGTTTTCACTTAACACTCCTTTTCAAATCGTCTCTATTATTTACAAAAACTCTAATTAATCTGGACACATCTACTTCTTCCTCTTTCAATGTTTTTGGGTTTTTATATAACACTCTACTATCATTTACTTTTAAAATGTGTTCACCATCTACAATCACAGCATCGTCTGTATGTTTACGCCAATCGTGTGAACTGTAATCTTCTTTAGCCATTACTTACCTCTCAATTGTTCTGCTTCTAAATTTAATTGTACATCAACATCATCTGGTACATCAACCTCATCAGCATATTGATCTATTTCTACATCGCCGTTTTCTTCAGCATATTCATCATCTGTATAACATACTTTACCAAGGTAGTCCGTAGAAGCACCGTCTGTATAGTTTGCGTCAACCATATATGTTATCACTCCGTCTTTCTCATCTGTAATTTCAGCATTTACGTTTGAGTGATTAATACCACATTCACTAAACTTTTTATCAGCTTCATCTTTATCTTTTGCTAACACATCTTGTTCAATAACAAGTGTGTAATAAGTTTTCTTTCTGTAAAGATTTTTACCTAAATCTTCTTTTACTACCATAATATCAGTGTCTTTAAATTGTGTGTCCATATTGTTCTCCTATTTGTTGTCTTCACTACTCATTAATAAAACAATGTAGTGTATTGCTTTTAATAAATCTTTTCTATTCTTACCATTCTTCTTACCATATCTAGCAAGATACTTAATGGCGTTGGCTTGACAGAAATCTTTGTCAATACCTAAATGTCTTAACATATCTTGTACTTGAAAACCATCTTTAGTTGTACTGTAATGTTCACTATAAGTTGATTTTATATAATTCTCTATTTCTTTACAAATTTTATCTTCACCGTATTTCATTAATGTATACCTCGTTCTTGTTCTAATATTTTTTTTATAGGGTTTCTTTTATATGTTAATTTTTTATTAAAGTCTTTTCTAAATGATTGTCTTGTATCGTAAGATTGACCGTAATCATTAAACATTTTTTTATCACCCGCAGCTGTATCACCAAATACATCTTCATAAGTTGTATAGTATTTGTCTTCATCAATTAGTTCAACTCTTGTACAATTAGCAAAGTTACTTGCTGTTTCTTTATAGTTCCAATCACAATGTTTTAAAATCTTCA